AAACTACAAGTTAAATTACTCATTGAAAGTATGAATCATAGGAAACATTGATGAGAAAATCTAAAAAATCAAAATTTAGGTCGGTAACTATAAACAAAAAACGATATTACTTTTACACAATTAAGTGGCTCGACATCACAGGTGATTCTGGTCATTCAACAGAAGAAGAAATGTTAAAGCTGCAACCATCAAAAATGGTATCACAAGCATACATTTTTAAAAAAGATTCTAAATCAATATGGACATTTGCTAGTTATGATGAAACAGATGCACAGTTCTCAGATCGTAATGTTTTTCCAATAGGTTGCATTTTATCTTTAGAAAAAATTAAATTGTGATACCATTTCCTAAGAAAAAATATAATATAATTTATGCAGACCCAGCTTGGCATTTTAAACATTGGAACGATGAAACTGTAACTAGAAAAGTACCTTACGATGTAATGTCTAAAGAGGATATAAAAAATTTACCAGTAAAAGATTTAGCAGATGATAATTGTATATTGTTTATATGGGTTACTTTTCCAAAATTGCTTGATGGATTAGAAACAATAAAATCTTGGGGTTTTGAATATAAAACTCTTGGATTTAATTGGATTAAAAAAAATAAAAAATCAGATAGTTTTTTTTGGGGTATGGGTTATTGGACAAGATCAAATAGTGAATTATGTTTGATTGCTACAAAAGGAAATCCAAAAAGAATTGGAAAAGGAGTACATCAAATTATTTATGAAAGAATTGAAAAACATAGTAAAAAACCTGATTGTGTAAGAGATAAAATTGTAGAACTATGTGGAGATTTACCTCGTATAGAATTGTTTGCTAGGCAAAAAGTAAATGGTTGGGATTGTTGGGGAAATGAGGTATAAATTGCATAAATGGAAAACGACAAAATTAAGGCAGAAGAACAACCCAAAAATAATCCAGTTGGCAGACCAAGAAAAGAGATAGATTTAGAAATATTAGGTAATTTAGCTTCTATTGGTTGTACTCAGGAAGAAATTGGGGCAGTTATGGGAATATCTGCTAGAACACTACAAAGAAATTTTGCCGAAATAATCGAGGAAAATAAAAACAAAGGTAAAGCATCACTTAGAAAAAAAATGTGGCAACTAGCACTTAAAGGAAACCCTAATATGCTTGTTTGGCTATCAAAGAACGTGTTGAATATGAGAGATAAAATTGAAACTCAGAATATTGTTGAGCCATTACCTCTAATCATTGAGGCAGATGTAAAAGATGGCTAAAAAGAATTTAGTAGGTATAAGCAATTTCACAAAGCAAACCAAACGTAAAAGACCACAACAACATTCAAAGTCTTACAACAAACGAGTACCTAATCGTTCTAAATACAAAGGACAAGGAAAGTGAAAATATTTATCATTAGTCTAATATTGATTAATGGTAAATTACTAAAGCTAGAGATTTACGAAGATTGTGCTATTTGGTGGGACAAAAACGTAATCACTCACGAAAGAAAATTTACATTTAAAAAAGAAAATCATTACTATCACACATACAAAGGCACAAAAGTTTTTGGCTATCATTGTCGAGAATATAATTCAAAAATAGATTAGTTTCTGATATAAGCATTTTTATTATGGCTAAGTATCAAGGAAGAACAGTACCACTTAACAAACCTATGCGAGGAGATGTTAAGAAATTTAAGGTATATGTGAAGAATAGAAGAACTGGCAAAGTTCAAAAAGTTAACTTTGGTGCGAAAGGAATGTCTATTAAAAAGAATATTCCAGCTAGACAACGTAGCTTTATGGCAAGATTTAGACCAATACTTGCTAAAGTAAAAGGTCAAAAGAGTTTAAGTCCAGCATATTGGGCAATTAAAAGTTGGAGAAAAGGTTTTAAAATTTAAATGAGGTTTTATGAAAATATCCGAGAATACATCAATAGGTTTAGAACTCAAAAGTTTAATATCAATCGTAGGTGCTGTGGCGATTGCTGTATGGGCTTATTTTGGCATTATTGAAAGACTTAATAAGTTAGAAACCGCAGATCAATTACAACAAAAAGATTTACTAGAAGCATCAGCACAAAAGCCAATAGATCAAGAACAATTTATGTTGCTTGAATGGACAGCAAAGCAAATAGAAAAGCATCAGCAACAATTAGATCAAAACGTACACACAGGAGTTATGATTGAAACAATGGAAAAAGAAATTGAGAAACTTAAAAGAGACGTAGAGAAATTAAAAGATGGACAAAGAGATATTAAATTTAGTAACGGAAACGGGCATTAATGCTGGTACTTTCCAAGAGTATGATTACACTTGTGAAGATGCAGAATGTGAATGGAAACAAGTAACAGAATACTGGAGAAAGTAATGGACTTAATTAGCTTGTTATTTTTAATAGTATTTTTATTTTGGTATTGGATATGGCAACAAGAAAAAAAATAAAGGTAAAATAGTATGATGGGTGCAAGTTTTGTAATAGCATTATGTTTATTCATTAACGGAGAATTAGTCGAACACAGAATACAAGACTCATTATCTAATTGCTTAAAACATAAACGAGAAGCTGAACGACATTTAGCAAACGATAACAAAAAATTAATGTGCGGAGAAGTAGAAGCTGAGATAGTTAAAAATGCTGACGGCACATTAGCAATAGGAAATATTATTAATAAGTAATGGAACATCAACCAAGTCCAATCGAATGGTAACAACTATGGAGTATCTTTATTATGAGAATACCGATCAGGATAGTACGGAGACTCCGTTGGCTTGGCTTCACACTTGCACTAATTAGTGTATTCCTTTTAACCACATTTAAGATTAATTATATTCAAGCAACAGGTTGGGGCTTATCAGCTTTATCTTGTAGTATATGGGTCATAGACTCTTATAGGTCTAAACACAAACCTCGTATGTGTATGGAGATAATGTATCTTATCTGCGGAATATGGGGTATAATTAACTGGCTATGAAATTTTTATTAGTTATACAGATATGTTCAGCCGTCTTACAACAATGTACTGAACCTATACAAATGAACACTTATAACTCCCATTATGATTGTGCAACTGCTGGATTTTTAAAAGGCATAACTGTTATAAGAGAATTAGGTGTTGAATATTCTAATGAAAATAAAATGGTAATGAACTTTAGCTGCCAGGAACTCACATCTTCATAATGTATTGTCTAGTAATTTGGAACGAAAAAGAACAAAGATGGCACTTCTACACAAACGAAGTATGGGCTACTAGAAAAGAGGGCGAAAATTATGCTAAAAGAAATAAGTTCAAGAAGTCAGTAAAATGGAAAGTTCTTTGGTACGATAAAAAATATCGAATATATGAAAATAAAACTAACCAAACCTCAGTATCAAGTTAGTTCGTGCAATAAAAGATTTAGAGTTCTAATATCAGGTCGAAGATTTGGTAAAACATATCTAACAATAACTGAGATGATGAAATACGCATCTCAACCTAATCAAGTCATTTGGTACGTTGCACCAACATTTAAAATGGCAAAAGAAATCTGTTGGTCTAAGCTAAAAGAAATGCTTAATCAATTTAATTGGATAGAAGATATAAACGAGACAACTCTTACAATACGAATCAGAAAAACAAATAGCATTATCTCATTAAAAGGTGCTGAGAACTATGACTCCTTACGAGGTAGTGGATTAAACTTTTTAATAATGGACGAGTTTGCAGATATAGATAAAAGAACTTGGTTCGAAGTATTACGAGCATCTATTGCCGACACTCAGGGAGATGTTTTAATGTGTGGAACTCCAAAAGGTTATGGAAACTGGAGTTACGAAATGTATCTTAAAGGAAAGCAAGATAAGGAATGGGCAAGTTTCCAATACACTACTATTCAAGGCGGTATGGTATCGGCAGAAGAAATAGAACAAGCTAAACAAGACATAGATATTAGAACATTTAGACAAGAGTTTGAGGGTACGTTTGAAAATTATGCTGGTGCTGTTTATTATAACTTCCACCCAGTAGATTCTGTTGTAGATCGTAAGTTAGATTGGACAAAACCATTACACATAGGAATAGACTTTAACGTAGACCCAATGTCAGCTTGTGTAGCACAAATGGAAAACGATAAACTTTATTTTGTAGATGAGATAGTTATTTATGGTTCTAACACAGATGAATTAGTGCAAGAAATACTAGATAGATATGGAAGTAAAATACAAATCATTTGCTATCCTGACCCAGCTTCAAGAC